CTGGAGATAGGTGACAGAGGACTCCTCATAAATATCCCGGGAAATAGAACAGCAATCATAGGGTTGCTGTGCTCATTCAATAAACTCTTCTCATTCAGCACGCTTGAACATGCTGCTGCATGGGTGAAAGACCTATCCCATACATTTAAGGTAAGAGGAATTATGAATGTTTACTGCAAAGAACACAGTAAATATTTCCGAGGATCCCTCGCATCAAAACTCAATTCAAAGACAACACTTTTACAATTCTCAACCTGGGCGCAGACGCTACCCCCTCCAATAGACGAAGGGGTTTTCACGAAAGCACTTGAAAACCATAAAAATAGAATCATAAAAACCGAGTACAGAACCGACGGAAAACTTCTAGAAGAACTTAGAAATTTCACATCAAAACTGTTAGACACTGCGATCAAGAGGGGCGTTAAGTCCGGATCAGTAACCATTACTCCAAAACTCTCAACTAACTCTTGTATAGAACAGAGTGCCAAGAAAGGTGGGGCTTACGGATATTACAAACAACAAAACAAAATCCGAAGCGCGCATATACCTGAGTCAGTTAAATCAAAATACTTCAATTCAACAGAGCACCTCAAGCTAGGAAGTTCAATAAAATGCAACATGAACTGCCCGCTATGCGGCCCCGAATGGCTTTCGTCATTTAAGGTACTAGCATTGGCGCGGGAAGACTTCGAAGCTGCTGAAAGGGACACAGTCCGAGCTACCGCCATCGCTGATAAGCGACACAAGGCTAGAGTAATCTCTATAGCTAATGCTTATCTCCAGATTCTAGGAAGTCCGATCAACGACCGGCTGCTGGAAATATTACAAAAACTAGAGCCCACCAAGGAGAAGTTAAGAGGGCCAACAACATTAAAAACATTCAACAAATTCTCTGCCAAAGCAAGTCCAGGACTTCTCTTCCACTCAGCGGATCTCATAGCGAGTACCGATCTTATACCAATCGATGCAAGCCTAGAAATATGGCGCGTCATAGTAGAAAAGTTGGGGCTCAACGATTTCGAGCGCAGAGTGGGGATGAGAATATGCTACCGAAGCTGGTAGATTATGATGACGGGATGCCACCACAATTACAAACAAACGGCATTCTCATGGGTCTCCCCTTAGTATGGCCTATATTGAATATCTTAAACATGTTTTGTGCAGAATTTGGACAGTGTGACGACATAAGAAATTCTTATGTGGTTCATGGCGACGATCTAGCAGGTCTATGGCAGGCTTCACACATTGAAGTCTACAACAGAAATCTCAA